AGAAGATGGAGGATCTACACAGGTTCATCACTAAAGGGTCGCAGGAGATTCAAGCTGCGCAGCGCGACAAGGACAAGCGGGAGTTCATTAAAACTCTAAAGTAAAGTTTCGGGCCTCTAGCTCATGTTGGTTAGAGCAGTGGACTCATAATCCATTGGTGCGCGGTTCGACTCCGCGGGGGCCCACCATGTACTGGCGTTAGTTCAACGGATAGAACAGTAGCCTTCTAAGCTATTAATCCAGGTTCGATTCCTGGACGCCGGACCAGTAAACGTTGCAGCAGCAGCTCGGGTGGTGGAATAGGTAGACACAAGAGACTTAAAATCTCTCGCTGGCCACAGCGTACCGGTTCGATTCCGGTCCCGAGCACCATGCATGCAGCAGTCGCGATCTGTTCGCGAACACACTGTGGCAGATTGGCACAACCCTAGAGCCCGTAAGGTCTCTTTCTTTTTGGTTGACAGATTGAGTTCTTGGTGCTATAATACACACATGAACTTAGAAAAAGCCCCCCGTAAAAAGCGTCAAGACCGTACGCACATCATCTATGAGCTGCGTGTTCGCGGTGCTAGCTATATAGGAGTCACAGCTAAGACTGAGACTACTATTAACAAGAGCGTTCTTGCTCGTGCTGCCAAGCACTTCTATCGTGCTAAAAAAGAGAACAAGGACTGGCTGTTGTGTCAAGCACTGCGCACACTCAGCGACAAGAGCGAGATAGAAGTGCTAGTTCATGAAACACTGCGCGGCAAGGCAGCGGCGCACAAGAGAGAAGTAGAACTGCGCAGGGCACTGAAGCCTGTGCTGAACACAGACTGCAGGGGCGATTAAACAGGGGTTGACAGCCCTGCAGTTTGAGCATATAATAGACACTTAACAACACAAAGGAGCGAAACATGGAAACAGCACAGCGTGAGTATTTTGTTCGTCGTTTGAACGAGATCGCCACAGAGAAGATCCGAAACAAGGCAGTTGAACTGTTTGGACCCGCAGGGCGTCCACAGCAGCCCACATGGGGCATGGTGTTTGAGGGCATTGCGAGCGGAGAGATTACACTGAAAGAAGAAAAGCGGGACTACACTGGTCCTTACCTTAATCCTACGGATGTTGTTTGGCCTGCGATGGAAGCAAAGGTCGCAGAGCTGGACGCATACCGTTTGACTGTGACCGCAGACAAGATCCGTGCGATGGACCGTTGCATGCTGGACACAGACGCACAACAAGCCCTTACAGAGTTCCAGGGTATTTAAACTAGTGGTTGACAGGACCTTCGGGTCCTGTTATAATACACACTTACACAAACAAATAAGGAGCGAAACTTATGGGAACAAGATCACGAGTAGGCGTAATGCATGGCACAGTCTGCAAGAGTGTCTACTGTCACTATGATGGCTATCTGTCATACACAGGCGAGATCCTCAACAAGCACTACGACAGCACACGAGCAAATCAGTTGATCGCACGTGGAGACAATTCGGGAGTCAAAGAGACCCTGGAAGAAATGAACTTCTACGAAGATCGCGAGTCTGAACACGAGGATGTTTCACAGTTCTTGAAGAGCACTCCCTGGGAGGTTGCACACAGCTTCGCAGAGTTCCTTGATCAGGTCGAAGGCTGCGGTGGTGAGTATTACTACGTGATGAAGGACGGTGTTTGGTATGCGGGCGCCGTATACGCTACCCAGGGCTTGATCAAAGGTGGCCTGGTACCCCTACGTGAAGCCATCGCAAGCATAGCGGCTGCAGAAGCCGAGTAACTTGTAGGGTTATTACTGTTTGGGGTTGACAACAGCCCCAAATGGTAATATAATAGACACATGTTAAACAAACACACAGGAGCGAAAATGCGTATTACATTCACAGAAGGCTACTACAACATCAAGGGTCAGCCCACAAACGTTGCAGGCTACAGTTTTGATCTAGTAGAAGACTACAAGGTCTCTAAGAGCGGTGAGGGCTATGTTACTGTAGAAGGTGGCAGTGTCACTCCTGCAGGCGGTGTTGCGTTCCCAGATCGCAAGATCCGTATACGTTGCAACCAAGGTAACTATGCGGTTGAAGGTACTGTGCAGGCTGCTCGAGTGCCCGAGGGTGTGTCTATGTTGACTGCGCTCAAAGCCAAAAGTGCCAAAGGTGTAGAAGTCACAGACTTCACACAGGTCAAAGTGCCTGACTCAGCTGTAGCACACAAGACTGACGAAGAGATCATCGAAAAGACTCGTGCTCGCTTCCAAGTACTAACAGACATGACCAAAGCAGTGAAAGCAGGCGATGTACGTGCTATGATCGTCACAGGCCCTCCAGGTGTGGGCAAGAGCTTTGGTGTTGAAGAAGTACTGGCCAAAGACGACCTGTTCAATACCCTGGGAGAACGCAAGCCCAAGTATGAGATCGTCAAGGGTGCTATGAGTGCCATTGGACTCTATGCCAAGCTCTACGAGTTCTCAGCAGAGAAGAACATCATTGTGTTTGATGACTGTGACAGCGTGTTATTGGATGACTTGAGCTTGAACATCTTGAAAGCCGCATTGGATAGTTCCAAGAAGCGTACTATCTCTTGGAACACTGACAGTCGTGTACTGCGAAGCGAAGGCATCCCAGATCGCTTTGAGTTCAAGGCAGGTGCTATCTTTATCACCAACATCAAGTTTGAGAACGTGCGCTCTAAGAAGCTTCAGGATCACTTGGCAGCTTTGGAAAGCCGTTGCCACTACATTGATCTTCAAATGGACACAGACCGTGAGAAGGTCCTGCGTATCAAGCAGATCGTTGCAGACGGCATGTTGGATGAATACGACCTCAGCGATGAAGCTAAGATCGACGTCGTGGACTTTGTCGCCGACAATCGTGCTAAACTGCGTGAGCTGAGTCTGCGTACGGTGCTGAAGGTTGCACAACTGCGCAAGGCGTTCGCTGACAACTGGCAGGCCATGGCTGAAGTTACTGTTATGAAGAGAGCCTAACATGAGCACAGAGATCAAGGAGTGCCAGTACATTGGTGCAGAGCAGAAACAGTACCCGTTCAAGATGTGCGGGCATACACTGTTCCCAGGTCGCAGTTATTGCGAAGAACACCTGTGGACAGTGTATAAAAAGGGCACCAACGTCAACGGCAAGCGCAAGCTCAAAGAGATCGAGAAGGAACTTGCTGAACTGAAACGAATAGAAGAGATCGAGGAGATCATCAATGCTTGATACAGTAGCCAAACTCACCCTGGCCATAGGGCTGATCATTCTAGTAGCTGCTCTCGGACCGTGGCTGGTGATATGGAGCCTGAACACTCTGTTCCCCACACTGGCCATTGAGTTCACATTTTGGACATGGTGTGCAGTGATCATCATGGGTGTGTTCTTTCGAGCAAATGTCACAGTGAAACGGAGAGATTGAGGTTGTGTTCTACAGCAGGCTCATGTAATATAGTAGAACGCTGTAGAACAACAGCCTCAACAAAGGAAACTTAAACATGAAGAGATTCAATCCAGAAACCAAGACTTTCAAAGTCTTCACAGCACTGTACAACGGCGAAGCATTGACAGCATCCAAAGCCAAGAAGATGGGCGTGGGCAATCTGTCAGCAGAAGTCAGCCGCATCAAGCAGAGTGGTTACGCTGTTTATTCAAACAGCCGTACAGCTGGCAACGGCGTGACAGTCACAGAATACGTAATGGGCCAGCCATCACGTGAGATCGTTGCTCTAGGCTACAAGGCCAAAGCAATGGGCATCACTCTGTAATAGGGTATCACAAAGGCAAGCCGATTCGCTCCCGGGGCGTCTTTTGAGGGTGTTGTAGAAATACAACACCTTTTTTCTTTTCCGGCACTCCAAACATTTTGGTTGACAGATTGGATACATAGTGTTATAATACACACATGAACAAACAAGGAGCGACTATGCAATTCACTGCTGATCAAGTTTGGGCCTGTGCTGCTGCCGCGCAGCGCATCAACGGTGACTATGTCAAAGAAGATGTCTACAACTTCGACGTAGATCAAAAGAACCCTGTTAAAGTAGCCAACAAGAAGCTGGTCAAACAATGGCTCCGTGAAGGAACCAGCCCCGCCACTGAACTCGACCGTGAACACGGCGAGGTCTGTCGTAACTATATCAAAGGCTGGTTGATGAAAGAACTCTCAGGCAAGATCACAGACTTTGAGCGTACAGCCCTTAAGATCGCTCAAAAGGACGAGTTCACTGGACGTGATCTTTATGACTTTGCTGTTGTGGCCTGCTTGCCCTCCTCAGTGGAGCGTGATCGCGCTCATCAAGAGATCAAGCGTGAAGTCTACCACAGTGAGCAGCTGATGGGCGACATTGGTGAGACTGTGGTAGGTGAGTTCACTGCTGTGAAGAGCTCCTTCAGCCAAATGTACAATAAGTTCAAGATCTCAGGGCGCATGGGAGAAAGCTTTATTGACTTTTGGTTCTCTGCGCCCATCGAGGGCAGTGTACGGATCAAGGGCAAGATCAAGAACGTCCGTGGCGATAAAACCACAGCCCTAAACTATGTGAAAATCATTGGTTGACAGCAGAGCAGAATGGTGTTATACTTATGACACTGAGAGATTAATTGTTTAACTGAGAAAAGAAAGAGGTTATAAATGGCAAAGAGCACAGACATCAGCGTTCGTCAAGTTGGTCCCAAGAACGCTAAGAAATCCATTCGTTTCGCTATCAAGAAACGCCGTCCAGTATTCCTGTGGGGCCCTCCAGGTATTGGCAAGTCAGACATCGTCAAGCAGATTGGCGAGGACGCAGGTCGCGAAGTTATTGACGTTCGCTTGGCCCTGTGGGAACCCACTGACATCAAGGGTATCCCTTATTACAACGCAGATCAGGGCAAGATGGTTTGGGCTCCTCCAGCTGAACTGCCCACTGACCCAGAGTCTACTGCAATCATCTTCTTGGATGAATTGAACAGTGCTCCTCCGGCTGTGCAGGCTGCGGCTTATCAGTTGATCCTGAACCGTCGTGTCGGCACATACGAATTGCCCAAGGGTGTTGACGTAGTGGCCGCAGGCAACCGTGAAGGCGACCGTGGCGTGACATATCGTATGCCTGCTCCGCTGGCTAACCGTTTCGTTCACTTAGAAGCCAAGGTAGACTTTGATGACTTCCAAGAGTGGGCTGTGATGAACAATGTGCATCCAGATGTCGTAGGTTATTGTGGTTTTGCCAAGCAAGACTTGTATGACTTTGATCCCAAGAGTCCAAGCAAGGCCTTTGCAACTCCGCGCTCATGGGTGTTCGTCAGCGACTTGCTCAAGGACGAAGACTGTGATGTTGACACCTTGCACAACTTGGTTGCGGGTGCCGTTGGTGATGGCTTGGCTGTGAAGTTTATGGCTCACCGTAAGATCGCAGGTAAACTGCCCAAGGCAGAGGACATCTTAGATGGCAAGGTCAAGGACTTGGCTATCAAAGAAGTGTCAGCCATGTACTCATTGACAGTCTCGTTGTGCTACGAGTTGAAAGACCGTGCAGACAAGAAGGCTAAGAATTGGGACTCAATGGCAGACAACTTCTTCCGCTACATGATGGACTGTTTCCCAACTGAGCTTGTGGTTATGGGTGCTAAGACTGCGCTGACTAACTATGACTTGCCTTTGGACGCTACTAAGATGAAGAACTTTGACGAGTTCCACAAGCGTTTTGGCAAGTATGTGTTAAGTGCTATGGAGAACTAACCTCTACTCTGTAGCAGGGACGGGAAGCTGCTCAGAGCTTGCCCGTCCTTTTTCGGTTGACAGGTGTGTGTTTTGATGCTATAATATACACATACTAAGGAGAGCGACACAATGAATGATCCAATCGTAGAGAAACTGATAACTGCCCGTGTAGGACTGTTGCTGAAAGCACCGTTCTTCGGCAACATGGCCACCCGTATGCAGATAATTGATGCCAGCGATTGGTGTCCTACTGCCGCTACCAACGGCCGCAACTTCTATTACAACAAAGATTTCGTGACTAAACTTTCAGTGAAGAAGCTGGAGTTCCTGTTTGCACATGAGATCTGCCACTGCGTGTTTGATCACTTTGGCCGCGTAGGTTCACGTGATCGGCAACTGTCTAACATCGCGCAGGACTATGCTGTGAACCAGATCCTTGTAGACGAACGCATCGGTGAAAAGATCACTGAAGTCAAGATCTGCTACGATGCCAAGTACCGTGGCATGGCCTGGGAAGAGATCTATGACGAACTGTGGGAAAAAGCAGAGAAGATCTCCATGGGCGACCTGCTCAAGCAATTGGGCGACCTGTTAGACGAGCACATCAACGAAGATGGTTCAGGTCCAGGCAAAGAGGGTGACAAAGAAGGCAAGGGCGGCAAGCCGGGCATGACCAAGGAAGAAGCACAGGCCATCCGTGATGAAATCAAAGAAGCCATGATCCAGAGTGCCGCGGCCGCAGGTGCAGGCAAGACTCCTGCAGGTATCCAACGCTTGATCAAGGACATGACTGAGCCTAAGATTTCGTGGCGTGAGTTGGTGCGTCAAGAGATCCAAAGCATTGTTCGCAATGACTACTCCTTCCAGCGTGTGAATCGCAAGAGTATGCACTCAGGCGCGATCCTCCCGGGCATGAAAGAAGCCACTACCATTGACGTGGCATTGAGCATTGATATGTCGGGCTCAATTGGTGACGAAGATGCTGCCGCGTTCTTGAGCGAGATCAAAGGCATCATGGACCAGTACGAGGACTTCAAGATCAACCTGTGGTGCTTTGACACAGAAGTCTACAACTGGAAGACTATCACACATGATGACGCTCATGAGCTTGAGGACTATGAGCCTCAGGGTGGTGGCGGCACAGACTTCGAAGTCAACTGGACCTTCATGGAAGAGAACGGTATCGCTCCGAAGAAGTTCATCATGTTCACGGACGGCTACCCATGTGGTGGTTGGGGTGATGCAGACTACTGCGATACCATATTCATTGTCAAGGGCAATGAACACGCAGAAGCGCCCTTTGGTCAGACTGTGATCTATGAGAGGGAGGCAGCATGA